ATACTTGGTACACTTCGATACATATTCAATATCCAAAGATTGTATATGTTTCGATAAAATATTATAACGACGTTTCGTAATCAATAAAGAAATACCGCTGGTTGTCTCGTGTATTTTTATCACGTTGGTCTTACTTTTCTTGTCCAATGTTTTATATATATCTTCTAGGGTTTGTATGAATGCCTCTAATTTATCTTTGGATTCTATTTTTTGTTCGATCATAGTATCTAATGTAAAGTCGTTTCCGGGCAAAATCATTTCATCCATATATTCTGGATATTTATCAAAAGAACAATTATGAATTTGACTAAGTAGAGACAAATTAAAAAATCCTTCAATCGTTTCTTTTATAGTTTGAATCATAGAAAATGTTTTTCTAGAGTCAATATACTTCATTAGATGCTCGTCTAATGTATTCATTATTTGCGTCAACTGATTACAAAAAACATATACATGATGATAGTCGTTTGGAGTACATTTCTTTAAAATATTTTTACGAAGTATATAGTCCATATCTTTCATAGAATTAAAATAAGACGTCCAATCATATTGATGGTCAATCATATGCTGAGTCATATTATAAGATTCTTGTAAAATGTGGGGGTCTCTAGTTGGATTTACCAATATATATTGGAACAATCGTTTTCCCATTTTTGTTTTACATTCATTCAATAGAGACATAATACACGAATACTTATGTTCTTGGCTTTGGTCTGTTTCTAATATATTCAATTGTTTTAATAAATGATTCGCCAATATCAAACGAGTATCTTCGGGTTCAATCTTTGGCTCCTTTATTTTGTCTACCAATCCCGGATTATGTTGTTCTACATAGTTTAACAAAAAACACAACGATTGAAAGGAAATAATATCATGGGCTAGATTATTTTTATGAAAATATTTATCCATCAATTCTTCTTGGTACATTTGATGTTCGCATTTTTTAGCTTGTTCTGATAAGAATGTATGTTCATTCAATGAAATAATGGTGGTTTTTTTACTTTTAGTATTCATATATTGTATGATATCAACCATTTGTTTGGATTCTATATTATGAATAAAAATAATCTCAATTGGATTATAGATGGATATGTGTTTTTCAATTTCATCGTAAGTCGTTGGATTATGATAATAAGGAACTTTATATTCGTTTGTATATAAATTTCCACTATGCGAATCTAATGTAGTAAATCCAAACACATAGTTTTCATGAAATAATTTATTGGTTTTGTGTATCCAAACACATGTAATATGATTCGTCAATGTTTCACTAGGATTAAATATGGTTCCAGGACTAAATATACCAGTTTCTTTTCGTACTATAATACCATCTTGTTCCATTTGTTCAAACACTACCACAATATAAGTAGATACCATTTTTTGAATATATTTGTCTATCATATAATCTCGAAATCCAGCCATATATATTTTATCTTTTCCTAACGGTTTATTTGCGATTTTTAACTCACACGTTGTGGTAAACTCTACCATATCTTTATCCTCTGGTGATTTTGAATAGACTTCTATGAAACTACCTACTTGCATAAACAGTAAGGTTTTGTCTCCATATTTCTCTTTATAGTTGTTCAATAAAGAGAAATATTCTTGGATTAATGCCATATTATTCATTATATATATTTATTTTCTATATTATAATAATGAATGATTATATTTTAAGAAATGTAGTGATGATTGTATTTGTAATTACCATTATGTATTATTACTATATTTATATTATGATTACTATGGTTCAAAACAAGAATAATAATAGGTGTGATCCTATTACAATGATTAGTGGAAAAATAGGTGGATTTGAAAATAGTGGTTCTTCCTTTAAAACCTGTATACAAGATGTTCAACCCATTATTTATAGTGAAATTAAGAATACAAACGATACTATGGTAGAAAATATAAATAATATTACATCTGAAATGAAGAAAGAAAACGAAGACTTTTTGTCTCAATTAAAAAATGATTACGAGTCACAAAATGAATACTTGGTGAATGATATGAATCGTCTCGATAAAACAAAGAATACTATGAATGAAAAAATTAAGAAAACAAATGACTCTATAACAGAATCGTTAAATAAAATAAATGATATAATATAATATGAACTCTATAGTATACAAATTATATGAAGATACTACAATTGAAAAGTCACGTCAAATATCTAGTGCGCCAGCTTTTGTACTCTTATTTGTATTTTTTATAATTATTTTTATATTATCTTTTTATCTAAAAAAAACATTTTTAGGTAGAAATTGGCAAGAAAATCGATGTGACTATATTTTTATGTCAGGATTTTTACAACCAGATGATTCCATAAAACCACATGACTATACATTAAAGAATTTAAAATATTGTATAAAACAAACTATTTATAATGAAACACCATTATTGGCGCATATGAAAGAATCTTTTGATAAAATAAAATATTTGATTGGATTTGTAAAAAAACAAATTGGTCTATATGAATCACACATAAAACAAGATGTAACCGAATCAACCAAAAAATACAATGATATTGTGAAGAATAAAATAGATTATTTGAAATACAAACAACGTGATTTGAATAAAATATATAATAAATTAGACAAAGAATTTACATTATTAACCAATAAGATTGAAACTGGAGTTGAAAACAAAACCGAATTAGAGAAAGAAAATAAAATAAATAATGATTACACAAATGATGCTCGATATATAAATTATGCTAGTAAATAATAATGTATTATTATATGTTACACCTTTGCACATTTAAAACGCCGATTTTAAGGTAGGTAATTTTTTAGTTTTCGTGTCCTATTTGATGGTTTTTTTACATATTTTTCTGTTCTATTATAAGAACCCTTAAATATATTTTCATACTTTTCTTTTGGTATGTCTCTTATTACTTTTAATATATTTTCTTTTAATTTTAAATGTGTTAACCCATCTAATTTTTGCAATCGTGATTTTAGCATACTAAAATAATTTTCTATAGAATTAGTAAAATGTTGATACGGAACAGCATATAATATATTGTTATGTTTATTCACTAATTCTTTTATTCTTTCGTTTCTATGACTACTCGCATTATCTAATATAATTAATTTATTTCTTAATTTACTTGTAATATTTTTTTCTAAAAATTCAATTAACCTATCTGTATTTATTCCACCTTTTTCATATAAATCCCATTCTATCACACCATCAACCGAAATAGCAAATATTCCAGTATATTTTTTGAATACTTCTTGACTTTGCGTTTTTATCACACATCTTTTACCAATTTCATTATAACAATGATGTCTTTTTGTAAAGATTTTATACTTGTTTCATCAATACAAATAATATCTTCTATTTTATACTTCTTTATTTCGTCATAAAATTTTTTTATATTTGCGTTTATGTCAATATCTTTACCAAACCATTTAACTGGTTCGTGTCGTATTCTTGTAATTTTTAATGTAATATTATTATCTTTTATAATTCGGTTAATGTGTGATTTATTCAAATCTACATCAGGGTATTTATTTTTCAATAAATATAATAAATCTTCAATAGTAATAGTTTTATTTTTCTTTAATTCTTGTAATAAGAAATCAACATATTCTTTCTTTACCTTATATGCTACTGGTTTCCTATAATAAATATCAACATTACCATCTTTTTTATATCTTTCAACCTATCGCATTAGACTTCTACGAGAACATTTAAATATTTTACATACTTCTTCTTGTGTTTTATCTTCAACTAAATAATAATTTACAGCAGATAATTTATATTATAATTAATATAAATAAGCATTTTTTAACAAGGCATTTTTAAATTAATATTATAAAAAATTGATTTAAATAAATGCCTTACATAATATATAAATGCAACAAATGACATATCTACAAGATAAAATAAATACGTTTTTCAAAAAAAGAAATGAAATATTTAAAAAACCACTTGAAAAAATTATAAATAATATGTTAAATAAGTGTAAATACATCAACGGAGAAAGTTTAGAGAGACATAATTGGGGAAATAATCCAATAAAATTAAAGAATATCCCAAAAAACATTAATTTACCTTCATTTGAAGAAGATTTATTAAATGCACTTAATTTAGAAGATAATGAAAAATCAATCGTAGAATTGTTATGGGGAGATATACAACTTGGAAAAAGAGTTCAAGCGTGCATAATTATGTGGATTTCGGTTCATATACTAAAAAGACCAGTTTTATACATTTTTAGAAATTTGACAATAGACCAAAAACAATTACAAGATGATATTATTGGAACAGAAAAATACAATTTTAATATTCAATTTATAAAAACATTATTTCAAGAATTTAATAATGAACTCCAAGAATATTTTGAGGAAACAAATGTTGAATATTGGAAAGATTATAAACTTCCCGAACTAAAAGATATAAATAGTAATGATATTATTAATAAATTAAGTAATAAAGAAGCAATCAATTCAAATGACATATTTTGTTGTTTAATGAACCAGACTCAGTTAGCAAAACTAAATACAAAATTTAGTGAGTATATTTATTACAATGACGAGCTTGTGAATATAACCGCATTAGTGGATGAAAGTGATTTAATGAGTCCTACATCTTCAAACGATAGAACTAATGATAATGATAAAAAAGATTCCACAGCATGTGAAATATTGCTTGCCAAAATATATAAAAAAGTAAAATACGCATTACATATTACAGGCACAGCACATTCATTGTTATATAACGTAACCACAAGATTAAGCGACCATACTGATATACAAATTAAAATATCAAAGGTTCATAAAATGAAAAGGGCAAATGATTATTTTGGATTATTTAATAGTTCTATAAATTTTAACACAACACTTGTTGAATCTTGGTGGGATTATCAAGATACAGAAAATCATAAAAAAAAAACTCGTTATGATATTGTTGAAGATTATAATATTAATATAAAAAAAATAATAGAAAATTTACTTAAAAGACCTACAATTAAATATAATTCGTTATTGATTAGTGAAGAAAAAAAAAGAGCTAATCAATTTTGTTTAGTAGATAAAATAGTCAAAGATTTCCCTGATTTGTTTATAGTAATATATCATGGAAATTGTTTAAGATTATATTTATCAAAAAATTATGAAAAAGAAATAAAATATTATTCTAAATGGGACTCAAAACAATCATCAACAAATCAAAGATTATGGCAATCAGGAGGAATATACGGCTCATCTATAGATACTGAAAAATCTGAAAAACTACCTAATAATTATTGCTATTTCAATATAAATACAAAAATATTAAATATAAAATTTGTTTATAAATTATTAAGAATTTTATTTGAAAAAAGTGATATACAATTTTTATGTAAAACAATTATAACAATAACAGGTAAATATGGAGAAAGGGGGTATTCTTTTACAAGTGATGATTATGATAATTATTCATTACATTTAACAGACCAGTATTTTGTGTCTCACGCATCATTAAACTGCACTGACATTTCACAGCGATTAAGATTACAAGGAAAATATAACGACGTAGAACTTAAAAATGGGAGTATGAAACTTACTTTATGGACGACTCCTGAATTACAAGATATAATACAGAATTTTTATGTAAAATTTATAAAAGAAATTGAAAATTTTATTATGAGGTGTGAGAGTTGGGAAGAAATTAAAGATTTATTAGAAAGTATAATTGATAATGGAGATTTTAAGTTTGGTAAATATATGAAGTATATTGATGTATCAAAGAAACGAAAAAATTTAAAACCAATAAAACATTATGACAAGAAATCAAATGGATATAAATTAATTGTGATTGATGATATGAATGATGATGAAATAAGTGAATGGTGTAAAGAAACTAAATTAGTTGATTATGTATGTATTAATGAAGTAAAAGAAATGAATATTGATGAATTTATTGAGAAGTATCTAAATTATGATGGTGGTATTCCTTTATGTATTGATAAAAATAGTATTGTTAATTTTGATAGAACAAATTTAAATAAATTAGTGTTAGAAACATTTCCATCGTTAGAAAAGTTTAAATTAGATAGAGTAGTTCAAATTAAAAAAGGTAGTGTTAATGGTGACAGATATAACGGCATACAATCAGCTATTGAAAATAACAGACCTTACAATTATTATATTACATCACGCAAACCAAATACATATAATATTTTAGTTTATGATAATTATGATAATATACACATTACTACTACAACTAATGAAAAAGTCTTACCAAAACACACAAATAATTATATAAAAAAAACTCCATACATCGTAAATGGTGATAAAGTTCAATATTCTGTTCTTAAAGAAGAATATAAACAACAAAATACTCACGGATATACTAATGAAGAAAACGATGATTTTATTGAAGATACTATAGGATTGCCTGATAAATATTATTGGAAAACACCAGATGATTGGTTATATTTATATGATAAAGATAAACCTGAAATTATTTCGTTAAATATAGTATCTCCTCTACCTGTTAAAAATGTTATACAACCAAATATTTCAACAGAACCATTAATTAATAGTGATATATTGCTATTCGCAAATTCGTGTTGTAAAAAAACGGATAAAACAAACTTAAGATTTGGATTGAAAGATATATTCAAAATATATGAAACCTGGTGCAAAATAAATGGTAAAAAATGTTTGAAAACACAGAAAAAATTTAAAGAGGAGTTTGAAAAAATAAATTACAAAGAAGAAAAAAGTAAAGGAGTTGATGTAAATAATAATCCTGGTAAACGAGGCTATAATATTATGGTTTCATTATAATTTGACTTAAAAGCAATTTACAAATATTAATAATATGAAAGATTATATTATTAATTGTTTTATTTTACAGGATAACAATACACTATTAGATATATATAATTATATAAAATTTCGGTATGATAATTTAGTTGAAATAAATGATATAAAAACAGAATTGACTAAATTAATTAAAAACAACATAATTTTTTTTAATAACAAAAATTATGAATTATCAAATGAAGGTAATGTAATATTAAACGACCATAAATATTATTTTTCAAAAATTATTATTAAATTTTACAAAAAATATAGTAAAAATAATATAAAATATGAATTAAGAGAGATTAGACAAGAACAAAAACAATTGAGAAATTATTTAATTTCTAATAAAACGCAAATGTGTATAATTTGTGAAAAAAAACTACCATTATGTTTATTAGAAACAGCCCATCTAAAACCAAGATGTTTATTAAATAATAATGAAAAAAATGATAAAAATATTGTAGAATTTATGTGTAGATATTGTCATAATTTATACGATAATGGATTTTTAGCTGTTTATAAAGGATTATTACAAGTTTCAACATTTATAAATCAGTATGATTTACATTATAACAAAAATAAACAAATATCTCATTACAATTTACAAAATAAAAAATATTTTATTTTTCATTATAACTACATCTATAAAATGGGCGTTTGAAATGAGAAAAGGTGTAAGAAAATCGGCGTTTTAAATGTGCAAAGGTGTAATATATATACTTTTATGGGTAATCATATATAAAGTATTTTTATTTGAAACATTTGATACTAGAAATGTATCTAAAAAAGTGATA